GATTCCATATAAGAATATGGTAAAGTATATGTTTCAGATGCCTTCTGATGCAGACTTTGAGATGCTCTACGGCAACTTAAAGGCACAGGAAAGCATTAAATTCTGGAGTACCTCGTTTATTCGTGGAACTACTTTAGACAACGCTATCGTGATTGTGGATGAGTTTCAGAACCTTAATTTCCACGAACTCGACTCTATTATCACTCGTATTGGAGAGAATAGTAAGATTATGTTCTGTGGTGATGCAAGTCAAACAGATTTAATTAAGACCAATGATCGTAATGGAATTGTTGATTTCATGAACATCTTGCGTAAAATGCCATCTTTTGATATAATAGAGTTTGATATCAATGACATAGTTCGTTCTGGACTTGTTAAAGAATATATTATTGCAAAACTTGAAAATGGTCTTTAATGTTTAATCATGTTGATATAGATCTTCCAAAGTTAAGTAGAGAAACTATCGATGGTGTTCGATACTACTCTGTTCCAGACGAAGAAGAACTACTAAAATTAGTTTCTATTACATCGGTAACTAGTCATTTTAATAAAGAAATTTTTGTTAAATGGAGAAAGAAAGTAGGTAATGAAGAAGCAGACAGAGTCACGAAGGCTGCAACCAAACGTGGCACTGATATGCACACCCTTACAGAACATTATCTAAAAAATGAGGATCTTCCTGAAGTTCCTCCTATCTCTGACTTTTTATTTAAGATATCTAAAGGAAAACTTAATCTTATAAATAGTATTTACGCCCTGGAGGGATCCCTCTACAGCAAACAATTAGGGATTGCTGGAACCGTTGATTGCATTGCAGAGTATAACGGTGAGTTGGCGATAATAGATTTTAAGTCATCTAAAAAACCTAAACCACGAGAGTGGGTTGAACATTATTTTGTTCAATGTATGGCATACGGTTGTATGCTTTACGAACTAACAGGAATCTCCATTAAGAAACTTGTTATTATTATGTCCTGCGAAAACGGAGAGTGTGTAGTTTATGAAGAATATGACAAAGCAAAATACATCAAATTGCTCCAACAATACATTACAAAATTTGTTCAAGATAAACTGGAACTCTATGGAACCAAGTAAAGAATTAGAAAAGGCGATAGAGAACAAGTTCTTGACTCCGCAAAAGTTTGCAATGGAAATCGAGAAGATTGTTGCAGAAGAAGAATTTAATTACATTGACGCAATATGCTACTATTGCGAAACTAATAATATTGAGGTAGAATCAGTATCTAAACTCATTTCAAAACCCTTGAAAGAAAGATTAAAATGGGACGCAACTCGTCTTAATTTTATGAAACCTACATCAAGAGCAAAACTACCGATATAATGCCAACAAAACTTGAGTTATTGCATTATCGTTTACAAGCGATATTGCGTGATTACAACATGCCCGATCTCGAATATATTGGAGAGCGTAAAAGTTGGAAATCCGATGAAATTGTACATTGGTATCGCATAGGAAAGGAAGAAGTTCCTATTGATGCGATTACCGAATTTGAAGCTGAAGAGGATGAAAACGAAAGTGACACCGTTTGAGACTTATCGAACATATCTTTCAATGAAAAGTCATTTCACTAACCCGAAGTATGACTTTGTAAAGTATGGTGGTAAATCTCGTGCAACTATGAGTTCTTTTAATAAACGAAAGGACAAATATTGGTTTGAAAAAACTTCTAGGAAATACTCTGATCAAGAGGTAGTTGATTTCCTATTATCAAATTTTATTAATTCTACTAACCCACAAAACCTATGGATCGGAGAAATAATCAATTCAGGCGAAAGAACCTACGCAGAATGGATGAGACGTCAGCAGAGTTTGACTTACTTGTTCAAAGAACAACTCAACGAATTACTGTTGGAGAACAACTTAGAAGAAGTGTTCAATTGCTCGAAGGGGCATCCCCCATTACTCAAAAAGTATCTGGGTGGAGAAGTTTCATTAGAAACGCTTACGATACTGGAAAAAGTCTTTTCTTTCAAAAAAGAATTTGATAAAAAACTTCTAGATCCTGTATGGGAAACCGTAGGAATGAAAATAAACAAGTACAAACCTTTCCTAAATATTAATGTGTTCCAATTCAAACAGGTATTAAGGGATATTGTAAATGGGTAATTTTTTTAATTCTGAAATTATTCAAGAAGAGTTGATGGAAATCAACGAACTACAAACTCATGTATATCAGAACGCACTTTCATTTGAAAAAATGGAACGTGAAGATCAATTAGAACACATTGATGAATTGGTTGAATTATTAGAGAAGCAACGAGTCATGTTTACTCGTTTAAGTTTATCTGATGATCCAGAAGCTAAGAAAATGAAATCTCAATTGCAACAGTCAATAGAGATTATGGGTTTCCCAAAAGGAACCGATATGAGCATATTATTTCATGGTATGGAACAAACTATCAAAGCACTTAAAGAAAAGATTGACGCTTGATAGATTTTCTGTTATAATCTAAACATCCAACGAATCCAAATTAATCCGAGGTATCTAAATGTCTTTTGCATCTTTAAAGAAGCAATCTAAATTAGGCTCTCTTACCCAAAAACTGGTAAAAGAGGTTGAAAAAATGAATAACAATGGCGGTCAAGGTGATGATCGTCTATGGAAACTAGAAGTAGATAAAGGTGGCAATGGTTATGCCGTTATCCGCTTCCTTCCTGCTCCCGATGGTGAGGATCTACCATTCGTAAAACTGTACTCCCACGCCTTCCAAGGACCTGGCGGTTGGTACATCGAGAATTCTCTGACTACTTTAGGTCAGAAGGATCCTGTTTCAGAGCACAATTCTGAACTCTGGAATAACGGCACTGATGCTGGTAAAGATACTGCTCGTAAGCAGAAGCGTAAACTTACATACATCAGTAACATCTATGTCGTTAAGGATCCAGCAAATCCTGAAAATGAAGGTAAAGTATTCTTGTACAAGTATGGCAAGAAAATCTTTGACAAACTAACTGCAGCAATGCAACCTGAATTTGAGGATGAGGAAGCAATTGATCCATTTGATTTTTGGCAAGGTGCCAATTTCAAATTGAAAGCAAAGAATGTTGCTGGTTATCGTAATTATGACTCTTCCGAGTTTGCATCCACTAGTGCTTTACTAGATGACGATGATGCTCTAGAAGCAGTTTGGAAAAAGCAATTTTCTCTTGCAGAACTTGTCGCTGCTGATCAGTTTAAGTCCTATGATGAACTTAAGACTCGTTTAAATTCTGTTCTTGGCAATAGAACACAAGTTCGCCAAGATCCTGAAGTTGTTGATGAAGACAACGATAGAGGTTCAGCAGAGGAATTAGTAACTGCTGCTGCATCCCGAACATCAGCAAAGGTTACTGCAACCGATGATGAGGATGATACGTTATCCTATTTTGCTAAACTAGCAGAACAATAAAAAGAAAAGGGGGTTAACCACCCCCTTTTTTATTGCCCAACTATTCTGGTATTTTCCGTTCCTATAAGTTTGTCACTAATATATTGAGAGTTTCGATCATATCTCATTATTTCTCTAAAGTCTAATAAGAATTGCTGCACATATTCAGGTCTTAATAAATCAATTTTCCTTTTCTTTTCATTTTCTCCAATTTCATAATCAAAGTTAGTTACAGGATATGCAATATTATTAGTTGCAACAGATAATTCATCATTAGTTAATGTAATATTACCTTCATCAGCAACCATTGTCCATGTGACAGGTTCTGCACCACTTGCCCTATACTTCTTGCCAGGTCCATCTATTTTAAATTCAGAATCAACTATTAAACCTTCTGGTAAGATTAATCTGTTAAGTTCATCTCTTATTTCTTTGGTTTCATAATGATGTACTTCATTCATTTTTGCAGTTGTTCCATACTTATTAAGAGTATGTTCATATAAATCATGATCTCCTAGAGGCCAATCATCAACTATATTTGTAATTCCTGCAGTCAATAAAACTATAAAATCTAATTCAGGATCACCGTAATAATAATCTGCTATAGTATCTGGTCTATCACCTTGACCAATTATAAACTTATTAAATAAGGTTGCTTTATCTGAAAGATAATCTAATAATTTTGTTCTTCTGAATAGGTTCTTTATAATAGTATATTCTGTAGAAGATATTTTATGACCTAATGGAGATTGATATGCTACATTAGGCAGTTCTCTAAAATAACTCATTAGTATCCTACTCCAGTTTTTTCGTTTGTATAATCTTCATAGTAAATTGGTTCAAGTTCTTTAAATGATAAATCAACTGTAATTTTTATTGGTGTAGAATCGGAATATGTTGTCCAAGTTCCTGCTCCAGTATAATTAACTGCCATTGATGTTAGAGCACATACTTTAAAACTATTTAAAAAT